AGATGTTCTTCAAAATGTTGGAGGAAAATACAAAGCCGTCCTTTCAACCAAGTTATTCGATGAAGGAATCAGTTGTCATAGGCTTGATACTTTATACCTCACTTGTCCTTCTAATAATCCTATTAAGTTAGAACAAAGAATTGGTAGAATAATACGTGAGCATCCAGATAAGCAAGTTCCTATGATAGTTGATTGGTGGTTATCTGGTGGGATTGTTGCTAGACAACAGACTAAACGTCTACAGTGGTATCAGCAGCGTGGCTATTACATACTCTAAAACTTATACCCATTTAGAAGAAACTGAAGTAAATGCTTTATTTAATTTTATAAAAAGCACTAAAGGCGATGTACTAGAGCTAGGAAGACTTTATGGAGGATCAACGAAAATAATACTTAAAGCTATGTCCTCAGAAAGAGCATTATACTCTGTTGATCATAAAGACCACCCACTTAAGGCTTTTAATGATGAAGACTATGCATTATTAGAAAGGTGTAAACTTATAAAAGCAGATTCAACTAAAGTAATATTAGATAAAAATTTTGAAACAGTTTTTATAGATACAAGCCCCTCTTATCAATCAGTGCTTAAAAATGTAAAAAATATTTGGAATTATATAGATAAGTATTTTATATTTCATGACTATCAAGAAAGCGTATATGAAGCAGACGGTATGAAACGAATTGTAGATTACTTTATAAAATACAAATATCTAAAAATAATAAGTATTACAAATACTTTAATAATAACACAGAAACTTCATGGAAAAAGTTTATTTTAATTGGTACGAACTACTTTCAAAGGCAAGAAAAGATCAAACAGCGATATTGATCTTGATCTTTGCACAAACTTCGTTGTATAATCCTTATACTACTAAAGGATTGATGAGAGCGTTAAAAATAAATCACATACCAGCGCACTTATTTACAACTGGCTTACTGGAGCAGAAAAAGGAAGGGCTAGTTTGTAACTACAAAACAGAAGAACCGATGAGTTACTTTAAGAATCCGTATTTCTTAACTCAAAACGCTTCTGTTATACATAAAACTGAATATTTACAAATGCTTTCTATGCGTAGAATTAGTGAAGCTCAAGACTATATTGCTAAGAACTATATTAGAAAAGATTTGCAAAATCCCTTTGTATCCATCAAAGGAGATAAAATATATTTTTTACAAGAGTCCTCGGCTACGAGGAAATCCTACACTTAAGAACTAACGTTCAACAAAGGAGAAACAACTATGGTCGCATGGGATCAAGCCAAAGGTAAACAATCTTCTGGCAACCAACAACGCAGAGAAATTGAAAGACTAACACTGGGAATCGGTGATACAAAGATTCGTCTTATCGGAGACGTAATGCCACGTTATTGCTACTGGGTAGTAACAACTGAAGGTAAAAAGATGCCTGTTGAGTGTCTTCAGTTTAGTCGTGAAACAGAAACTTTTGATAATTCTGCTCAAGACCCTTTCAAAGAGATTGATGAAGCTATCTACTCAGATAAGCCGCAATTCTCTTATGTATGTAATGTAATTGACCGTTCAGATGGTAAAGTTAAACTGTTTGATCTTCGCTCAACAATTTACTCTCAAATCGTAGATTATGCAACAAATCCTGATTATGGTAATCCAGCAGGTGATGCTGATGGTTATGATATTACAATCAAAAAAGAAAAGACAGGGCCTCTTCCACAAAACGTAAAGTATTCTTGTCTTCCTGCCCGTAATAACTCACCTCTTACAGAAGAAGAAAAAGCACTTGAGTTATTCGATCTTTCAAAGATTTATAAGCGTCAAACTTATGAAGAACAAAAAGAATGGTTATTACAAAATACTTCTTACTTTGCAGGAGATGTTTCTGACGAATTCAAACCAGCAGAGGACGTAGATGATCTAGCATGAAGAAGTCACTCTCAGATATGACTTCATCTCAAAAAGCACCGAAAAAATCTTTTGGTGCTTTTAAAGATGTTAGTGGAAACCAAGCCCAAATTGATCTAGAAATGCTTCGTAAACATAATGTGTTCTTTGCAACACCTTGTTATGGAGGTCAAGTCACAGATCAGTTCTTTTTATCTATGTTTAGGATGTCGCAAACATTGATGCAGCATGGTATTAATTTTAGAATTACTACTCTACGTAATGAGTCTTTAGTTACTCGTGCTCGTAATATTATGACTGCAATGTTTCTTGAATCAGACTGTACCCACTTAATGTTTATTGATGCAGATATCGAGTTTGATGCTGAGTCGGTTCTACGTGCTTTAGCATATGACAAGCCTATTATGGCAGCAGCATATCCTAAAAAAGCATTACCAGTTCAGTATGCAATTAACTTTAAATTTAAAGATCAAGCAACTAAGCAAGTAAGGGTAGAAAATGGTGCAGTAGAAGTATTAGATGCTTCTACAGGATTCTTTCTAATCAAACGTGAAGTAATTGAAAAAATGATGCAAGCCTACCCAGAGCTTCATTATCGTAACGATTCTAATATTGATCCTAAATTCAATAAGTATTGTTACTCATTTTTTGATACGATTCATGATCCAGAAGATAATCGTTATCTATCAGAAGACTATACCTTCTGTCGTAGATGGCAGAAACTTGGTGGAGAAATATGGTTAGACCCTAATACTAAACTTAATCACGTTGGAGCATACACTTTTGAAGGTGATGTCTCAAAGATTATAAATCGTGGTGATTAAGAGTCTTAAATACGATAATCCACAATTTCAAGTAGAGGTTGAGTGGATGATAACACAAAGATGTAACTACACTTGTTCTTATTGTGCAAGTTATGATAACACTCAACCTTTTCTTTTTAAATCTTTAGAAGAGTATTTTCAAGCATTTAGGTATTTATCTGATTATTTTGGTAATAAAACAATTAAACTTCACTTTTTAGGCGGTGAACCTACACTATTTAAACAATGGATAAAGTTAGTAAATTGGCTTGCAGACTACAATTATAAACCTATTATAACAACCAATCTATCTATACCTGCTATACAATATGTAAGAGTTTTAAACCCTAAACTAGATAATTTTATTAATGCTAGTTTTCATACAGAATTTGCTGATCTTGATAGCTTTTATGAAAGTGCTAAAATATTAAATAATGCAGGATTTTTACACAGTATTGGGTTACTACCTCACCCTAATAACTGGGAATATTCTATGAAATGTTATGAAAAGTTAAAAGAGGTAGCATTTGTAAATATATCTAAAATAAAAGACGAAACATCAACTAATTCTATATCTTCAGGTTTTATTGAATATAGCAAAGATCAACTAAAGTTATTCGATGAAAAACCAAAACTAACAGACGAGCATCTAAAACTAGAGATAGACGGTAAAATCATAAATCCTTCTATCTATGAGATTAGAGAAAAGTATAGTAATTTCAAAGGTATGAAGTGTGCGGTAGGTAGAGATAGACTACACATTAAACCTAGTGGCGATGTTTTTCCTAGTGCATGTTTATTAAATTATGAAAAAGCTAATATGGGGAATATATACAAACAAAATATAGTAAAGGCAAAGAACGCTATTACGTGCCCATTTAATGAGTGTTTGTGTGGTCCTGATATTCGTATAGAAAAATGGGCGTAAGTATGACGTGGCTCAGAAACTGCGGAACTACGTTCCTCGCTGTGGCACTACGTGCCAACGCAATCACATATAAGGCAAGCCTTGTTCAACAGCTTTTCACCTGCGGTGTAGCGTTGTTCACTAGCTGTGCAACTAAATTAGCATATTCGAAAAGGAAACGCAATGACAAAAATTTTATGTTCTGCTGACTGGCATATCATTCTACACAAAAAGAAGGTTCCATACGACTGGCAAGTTAATCGATTCCGTCAGATGTTTCGTAAGCTGATCGCACTAGAGCAATCATGTGATGTGCATATTATAGCTGGTGACATCTTTGATAAAAAGCCAGAACCAGATGAAATCTGCCTGTTTTTAAGCTATATCAATTCAGTCACGATCCCCACCTACATCATTCCAGGTAACCACGAAGCTACAAGAAAAGGAGAATCTTTCTTTGAATACTTTACTCAGGAAAACGCTATCAAAAATGAGAACGTCACTGTATTTACTAGAAACGGACGTGTGAGTGTCGGGAATACGTCATTCTGTTTTTATCCGTATGGTGAGATGCAAACGGACAATCTACCAGAATATCATGAAGGCGATATCATGGTTACACACATTAGAGGCGAAGTTCCACCACATATCACAGCAGAGTATGACTTTGATAAGCTCAAACCGTGGAAACTCATTCTTTTGGGCGACTTGCATTTCAATCATCGTTATCAAGATACAAATGCTTATTATCCTGGTTCTCCTCTAAATACCACCTTTGATCGTGATGACAAGCGTGAGTATGGAGTAGACATCTATGACTTCATTGACGATCAGAACTACTCTAGAGAGTTTTATGACCTCAAGTTGCCAAAGCTGTTACGCAAAACAATCTCAGTTGGCGAAGAGATGAAGTCAGATGATATAAACCATGTAGTTTATGAAGTCAAAGGGTCATTAGATGAACTAGCTAAGATTGAGAACTCTGCCTTACTAGATAAAAAGATGGTTGAAAAGCCTGCAGAAGATTCAACTCTTGATCTAAAAGGCAAGTCTACCTACGAGGAACTTGAGATCTATCTAAATCATATCAAAGTAGCTGATGTAGAAGCAGTGTTGAATGAATATCGATCTATCGCTTAATCGGGTGTACTGGGAGTATGTTCAAAATCGTTCCTATCTAAGACCTGAAAAGAGCTATCTCTGTTCTTCTCTAGTTCCCTGCATTGGTGTTAGAGCTACAGTTCCAGTCTACAAGCGTCGTGGTAAGTCATTCAAAGATGATCTCACAACTTTAGCAAAAGCCTTTCATCAAAAGTATAGTAGTTATCAGTATGTAATCACAATGTCTGGCGGCATAGACTCTGAAGTAACAGCTGAAACATTTCATCAACTTGGAATTCCTTTTCGTGTTTTAATACAGAGACTATTCAAAGGAGCTAATGATCATGATATTATCTTTGCAGTTAAGTACTGTAGAGATCGTAACATCCCTTTTAAGATTGTTGATTTATCCTTAGAAAAGCTAAAACGTGAAACAATACCTGATGCAGTAAAGCATGGGCAGTTTACACACTCATATTCACAAATAGCTCTCTGCAACTTATTCAACTATATCGATAGAAACAATGAAATCATCATTAATTCTGGGCATAACCCTGACTTTCATAGAGGTATAGGAATTGGTTGGTGGGAAGATTCGCCTAACATAGTCAAGTATGCAATCGCAAAACATTATAAGTTTTTTACCTTTACATCTCTTGAGCCTATCTTCTGTCACTATGCGGCTAACTTTGATGACGCTCAACCAGGAGACAAGAATAATGACTTTTTATACGAAGCATTCCCACAACTGAAACGAAGGATTAAAATGACAGGTTGGGAAAAAAGTGATAATGTAGTAGGTGAATTAACAAATACAATCAGAGAAACAGCAGCATACGATTATCAATCTTTTATTACGTGGGAAGAGTTTACTCTTGCATATATGAGAAAAATATTTATAGAAAAAGGCTTACAAGGAAAATACTATGAGTAATATTACACTAAAACATTTACAATTCTCTAATATGTTTTCATACGGAACAGATAATGAACTTGAGTTAGATCAGAGTAAGATTACACAACTTACTGCGCCTAATGGTAGTGGTAAGTCTTCAATTGCTATGATTATTCAAGAAATACTCTTTAATAAAAATGTAAAAGGAATAAAAAAGACTGACATTCTTAATCGTTGGACTAAAGGTAAGCAGTGGTCAGGAACACTTGATCTTACAGTAGACAATAAAGAATATACCATTGGAGTAGTACGTTCAGGTGCGCAAACTAAAGTAAAGCTCATTGAAGATGGGGTAGATATCTCAGATCATAAAGTGTTAGATACCTATAAAAAGATACAAGAAATTATTGGCTTAGATTTTGAAGTATTTTCTCAACTTACCTATCAGTCTTCTACAGACCTACTCGAGTTCTTAAAGGCGACAGACACTAATAGAAAGAAGTTCTTAATCAATCTATTTAATTTACAAAAGTATATTGAAATAGGTGACAAGATCAAGGCTAAAGCAACTCAAGTAGATAGAGAAACGGTAAAACTACAAGGTGAACTCAAATCTATTGAAGACTTCTTAAATTCTACCACAATACCAGAAAAACAAGAACCTGTACCTCTTCCTGTTATTGATGAAACTCTACAGCAAAGAATAGGAGTGCTTCAACAAGAGATTGCAAACTATAACGAAACTTGTAAGAAGATAGATAAGAATAATCTATACATAGAAGAGTTTGATATGTTAGATTTTGACTCAGGTATGCGCGAACCACAAGAACCAGAATTTATAGAAGCATACAACACTCTTAAGCAGGATATAGCTATGCTAGGTAGAGAAATTACAGGTTTTGAAAAGGATCTAGCAGATATCAATATCTTAGATAAGTGTCCTTCATGTGGTCAATCAATTGATACTTCGCATCAAGAGGCTATGCAGGATGATATTCAAAATAATCTCAATAAAAGAATAGCTGATAAAGAAAAAGCCATGAAGCAAGCTCGTGAATGGAGCGATATCATCAAACAGTATCAAGAAGATAAACTTGCTTTTGAAAAGAATAGAAAGAGTATTGAACGTTTTGAACAACTAACTCAGCTTATTGATAAAGACTTATCGACGGACTATCCAGATATCGGTAACATTCAAGAAGAAGTAAAAACATTACAGGCTGAATATGCGTCACAATTAAAAGCTGAAAAAGATGCGAACGATCATAATCATGGAGTCGCATCTCACAATGCCAAGGTTGATGCACTTTTAGAACAAAAAGAAGAATTTTCTATTAGACAATCTGCCATTAAAGGTGATACAATTTCTAAACATAATCAGTTAAATTCTTTAAATATTCTTAAAAAAGCATTTTCTACCTCAGGGATAGTCGCTTTTAAACTAGAGAACTTAACTAAGGAATTAGAGGTTTCAATAAACCATTACTTATCTCTTTTAAGTGATGGGCAGTTTCAAGTAGAGTTCAAACTTGATAAAGAGAAGCTGAATATATCAGTTATCAACAACGGCATAGGAACTCCTATTGAGACTGTTTCTGGCGGAGAATTTTCTCGTATCCAGACTTCGATCTTACTAGCAATACGTAGCCTGCTTTCTAAACTAGGTGGAAGCAGTATAAATCTTTTATTTCTTGATGAAATAACTGGTGTGCTTGATGACGAAGGCAAAGATAAACTCATAGAAGTATTACAAACAGAACCTAATTTAAATGTGTTCTTAATATCTCATGACTTTACTCACCCTCTTATAGACAAAATATCAATCGTTAAAAACGATAATATAAGCTCAATTCAGTAAGGAAAACCAATGACAGAAGTAATTAAACGCGATGGAAGTCGCGAACCATTAGATATTGAAAAGTTACATAAAGTAGTAGAATTTGCTTGTGAAGATATTTCTGGAGTAAGTGCTAGTGAAGTTGAGATTCATAGTCAGATTCAGTTCTTTGATGGTATTAAAACTTCTGACGTACAAGAGACTTTAATTAAATCAGCGGCAGATCTAATTAGCGAAGAAACTCCCAATTATCAATGGGTAGCAGGTAGACTTATTAATTATCACCTTAGAAAGATGGTGTATGGTGAGTTTGAACCTTGGCACTTAATGGACTTAGTTAAAAAGAATGTAGATTTAGGTTTTTATGATTCAGCAATATTAGAGGCATACACAAAAGCTGAATTCAATAAATTAAATAAATATATTAAACACGATAGAGACGATACTCTAACATATGCAGCTATGGAGCAGTTTAGAGGTAAATATTTAGTTCAAAATCGTGTTACAAAAGAAATTTTTGAAACCCCACAGATGGCTTATATGATGATTGCTATGACACTATTCCAATCTTATGATAAAGAAGAAAGACTAAAGTGGGTAAAGGACTATTATGATGCTATATCTACCTTTGATATTAGCCTCCCTACTCCTGTTATGGCTGGGGTACGAACTCCACAAAGACAGTTTAGCTCCTGCGTACTCGTCGAAACGGATGATTCGCTTGATAGTATTAATGCTACTACTAGTAGCATCGTTAAGTATGTCAGTCAAAAAGCAGGTATTGGGATCGGAGCAGGCAGAATTAGGGCGCTTGGATCACCAATCAGAAGTGGAGACGCTTACCATACCGGAGTCATTCCTTTCTACAAAATGTTTCAGTCAGCTACAAGAAGCTGTAGTCAAGGTGGCGTGCGAAACGGAGCCGCTACACTGTATTATCCTATCTGGCATCTTGAAGTCGAAGATTTGCTCGTGCTTAAAAACAACAAAGGAACAGAAGACAATAGAGTCCGACACATGGACTACGGTGTGCAGTTCAACAAATTAATGTATGAACGTCTATTAGAAGGAGGTAATATTACTCTATTCTCTCCTAGCGATGTTCCAGGATTGTATGAAGCATTTTTCAACGATCAAGCACAATTCAAGTATTTATACGAAAAAGCAGAAGTACATCCGAATGTGAGAAAGAAAACTATTCCAGCTATCGAATTATTCTCTATGTTTATGGAAGAACGTAAAAATACAGGACGTATATATCTTATGAACGTAGATCATGCTAATACACACTCTTCTTTTGTTGAAGAAGTAGCTCCTGTACATCAGTCTAACTTGTGCTGTGAAATTGATCTACCAACAAAACCATTAAATGATTTTAATGATGAGGAAGGTGAGATAGCACTATGTACTCTATCAGCAATAAACTGGGGAAAAATCAGTAAACCTTTTGATTTTGAAAAACCTTGTGAGTTAGCAGTAAGAGGTTTAGATGCTTTGCTAGACTACCAGGACTACCCTGTTAAAGCAGCTCAGTACGCTACAATGAAGCGTAGACCTCTAGGTATTGGGATAATTAATTTAGCATATTGGTTGGCTAAAAACAACAGTAGCTATGAAGAACCAAATTTAGAACTCTTAGATGAGTTTGCAGAAGCTTGGAGTTATTATCTTATCAAAGCGAGTGCAGATCTAGCTGAAGAACAAGGCGCACCTTCAGGAGTAGATGAAACTAAATATTCAAAAGGTTTAGTTCCTATCGATACTAGAAAAGAAGATGTTGATGAATTAGTCGTATCAAAAGAAAGACTAGACTGGGAAACCTTACGTAATCAGCTAAAAGAAACAGGTATTCGTAATAGTACGTTAATGGCTTTGATGCCTTCAGAAACATCTGCACAGATAGCCAATGCTACTAATGGTATTGAGCCACCGCGTTCTTTTGTTTCTATAAAACAATCAAAAGATGGTGTGTTAAAACAAGTAGTTCCAGGTATTCATAAATTAAAGAATAAGTATAATCTACTATGGGATCAAAAGTCACCTGAAGGGTATTTAAAGATATGTGCTATCCTACAAAAATATATCGATCAAGGAATCAGTGTAAACACAAGTTATAATCCTCAATATTTTGAAGACGAAAAGATTCCTATGAGTACCATGATACAACATTTACTTATGTTCTATAAGTATGGTGGTAAACAATTATATTACTTTAACACTTTTGATGGACAAGGCGAAATCGATCTTAGTAAACTAGATGATCAACTACCTTTAGAAGATATTGATGACGCAAACTGCGATAGTTGCGTGTTGTAAGGAAAAATAATGACTGTACTAAATAGAAACTCAACAGACCATACTCAGGCTAGAATGTTTTTTGATGAGCCATTAGGTATGCAAAGATTTGATACTTTAAAGTATCGTGCTTTTGATAAATTAACTGATAAACAACTTGGTTTCTTTTGGAGACCTGAAGAAGTAGATATTTTGCGGGATGCTGCTGATTTCAAAAATCTTACACCACATGAGCAACATATCTTTACATCTAACTTAAAACGTCAGATTGTATTAGACTCTGTACAAGGTCGTGCACCTGCAGAAAGTTTCGGATCTATTGTAGGACTGCCAGAACTAGAAAACTGGATTATCACTTGGACTTTTAGCGAAACAATCCATTCTCGTTCTTATACACATATTATTCGTAATATCTACCCTAACCCTTCAAAAGTATTTGATGAGATGATGGATATTAGTGAAATTGTTGACTGTGCTGACTCTATTTCAAAACACTATGACGAATTAATTGAAATGACTAAATGGTACCAATTACTAGGAGAAGGCACTCATCAAGTAAATGGTAAGACAGTTACAGTAAACTTATACGAACTTAAAAAGTTATTATATCTCTGTATAGCTAGTGTTAATATTCTTGAAGGTGTTCGTTTCTATGTTAGCTTTGCTTGTTCTTGGGCGTTTGCAGAGCTTAAAAAGATGGAAGGTAATGCTAAAATTATTAAACTAATTGCTCGTGATGAAAACGTACATTTAGGTTCAACTCAGCAGATTCTAAAACTTTTGCCACAAGATGATCCTGACTTCGTAAAGATTACAAAAGAATGTGAAGAAGAAGTTATACAGATGTTTGTAGAAGCTGTAGAACAAGAAAAACTCTGGGCTAACTACTTATTCAAAGATGGATCAATGATAGGACTTAATTCACAACTTCTATCAGACTACATTGAATGGATTGCTAATAAACGCATGACAGCAGTTGGAGTAAAATCTCCTTATAAAGTACCAAGAGCTAACCCACTGCCTTGGACACAAAAATGGATTAGCGGAGCAGAAGTACAAGTAGCTCCTCAAGAAACGGAAATCTCTAGTTATGTAATTGGAGGAACAAAACAAGACGTATCAAAAGATACATTTAAAGGATTTAGTTTATGATCGATTTAAACCGTTATAGCTATTTTGTAAGTCAAGTCACTAGCCAAGAAAGTCAAAATACTGTAAAACTGACACAAAAACTAGAAGAACTTGATAAAAATATTAATATCGCATTACTATTAACTGGCGGTATAGGTCTTGCCTCAGAAGGTGGAGAGTTTAATGAAATTATTAAAAAGTGTGTATTTCAAGGTAAACCTCTAAACGAAGATACAATCTTTCACATGAAGCGTGAGCTTGGAGATATTATGTGGTACTGGATTAACGCTTGTCGTGCTCTTGATTTAGACCCTGATGAGGTAATAGAAGAAAATGTACGTAAGTTAGAGTCTCGCTATCCTGGAGGTGAGTTTAACGCACATTATTCAGAAAATCGTAAAGAAGGTGATCTTTAATGTCTAACGTAATATGGAGTAAAGAAAGCTGCCCTTTCTGTGTTCGTGCTAAACATGAATTTACAAAGAGAGGTATGGAATTTGAAGAAAGAAAAATTGGGACTAATGGCTGGACTAAAGAACAATTATTAGAAGCAGTCCCCAATGCTCGTACAGTTCCACAAATTTTTATTGATGATCTTTATATAGGAGGGTATACTGAAT